AGGTGTTGCACCAAACATATTAGTAATACCACTATCTTTTAATATATCAAGGTATGAAAATACGTCTTGTATTTCTCGGTTTATTTCTTTGGCCATCTGTTTGGCATTGAATTTAGTGTTTTTCATTTTGCTCTATAAATTGGTTTAAAATTTGATTTAACGTGATTTCTTGGGTCATTGATATATCGCCAGATTTAAGGCCAAAATCATCACTTAGTGAGTCCCAACTAATGTACTTTAAAAGGTCGTGCATGTCTGTTTGTTTTAAATTAATATACCGCAATATAAGTAAATTAAAGTTAACAAACAACAATAAGGTATAATTAAGAAATATAGTACTTGCCTTTGTTCGGGTTTTGTAGTTGGTATGATATACTATAACGCACCGCATCAAGCAAATGATTGTGAAGATCTTGTGGGGTTTTTGACTTTTTTTCCAACCAAGAATAGTTGTTAAGTTCCTTAATTAAGTTTATACTATTTTCTTCAATGATTAAATCATAGTCTTGTAATAATGCGATGCCATAGGTAATTGACCCTTGGCCTTTAATTGATTTTACCATATTGCACCCTTTGGCTTTAAGTTCGTGCAAAAGTCTGGGTTCAGCACTATCACCAACCACAAGGCCATCATTAGCGTGTTTAAGGTTAAGTTCAGCAATTTGTGAAGTGGTTAGACCTTTAAGGTAAAAGCATTCCTTTAAATAGATTATTTTGTTTGTTGTGTCTATGTTCGTTTCAACAAGCGTATTTTCGTCATTTGCAAAACCATAATCTTGACCCCAAACAGATACACCAACTTTTTTAAATTCACCTATTGACCAGTTTTCAAATATAACCCCCTCGGCTTTTGATAGCCAACCCCCAAGCATTTGATGTTTGTATTTGTCCGGCCTACGTTTCTTTATGTTTTCTATTTGGTCTAAATAGCTTTGCGATAGGTTTTCAAGATTGTCTAAGTAGGTTGTATGTATATAAGTGGTATTTCCTTTTGTTTCGTTTAGGCCACCCATTACACCCTTGCTTTCAAAGAAGCGGTCATATATCCAATGCTCTTTTGTAACTGGGTTTAAAATAAGTATTATCCTATTCTTTTGTTTTAAGTTCCTTACACTTAAATCGATTTTGTCGAAGATGTTTTCATCATTAAGTTCTTCGGCTTCTTCCATTACCCAAGTACTTACATTTGTTAAACTTTTTAAATTTGCGCTCTGGTCACCGCTTGAAGTTCTTATGCCACGAAATATAATCTTGCTACCCGATAGCTTATTCCTTATTTCATCTTTGGTAACGTAGAAATGATCTTGCAGTTTAAGCGTATCGATTTTGTCTAAAAATTCAGGTATGATAGATATGTGCGCCGAAGTCAAAGTGAACCTTGTGAATAGAATTGTATGCCCGGCTTCATAAGTTAGCAATAGCAATAATAGGTTTATAGAATACGATTTACCGGAACCACGCCCACCAGTTACAATATAATACCTTGCATCTGATGTTTGGATAGGTTCATACTTTGGGTCAACTTCTATCACTTAAATTTGATAATATCTTTAAAATTAATATTAAAACCATCAGTAGATGAAATGTCTACGCTCTCTTTTGGCTTGCCATATCGATACCCAAAATATAAAGACATAGCCCGGCCATCACCATTAAAAATTTGCTCACCTAGTTTTCTGATAACTTCTTCATTGTCAATTAAATTATCTAGTTTTTCAATAAGCTTTTGTTCGTCTGCTTTTTTTGGTCTACCGGCTCCATCACGTTTGCCCCCATTATTTTTTCTTTTATCTTCCATTTGATTTTAAATTGTTTATTCAATTATATAACGTAATTACTTTTGGTTTTTATTTAGCTTCAAATTAAGAAGTCTTTTTCTTATTGCTTTGCGTTCTTCACCCTTAGGTAATTTGTCTAATAGTTGTTGCAACTTTTGTATTAGTTTTTTCTTGCTCATAGTGTTTTGCATAAATTGCCATTCTGGTTTGATCATGATGCGCATGTTATTACTTCATATTCGTTTTGTGGTTTTTTCCAATTAAAACTTTTTAAAACCATTTCGGCGCGTTCATCGTATTGTTGTTTTTCTTGTTCATTTAGTTTTCGGTATTGTATTTCGTTTTTTGTATACCCATCAAATCTTTCGGTTTCATATTCTTTTATTGTGTTCAATGCAATTACATGTTCTTGCTCTAATTCAATAAAACTTTTTTGTATGCCTACCAGTTTTGATAGTTGGCTATATTCAAATTTAGATGAAACATTAAAATGACTTTGTAAAATATCATAGTATTCAGCTTCACTTTTTTTGTATACAATAAATTGGTTGCAAGCATTAATTGCGGTTGCATGATTATATGATTTTATTTCTGAATATTTAGATAGGTGTTTTGCGATACCCTCATAAGTCATTTTGAATTTGGTTCTTAGTATATAACAAAAGAATGCGCGATGTTCAACAATTAAGCGCACCCTACTTTTTTTGTATATATCTATTGATGTTATTTCAAGTAAAAGGTTATATGCTTCTTCAGGTGTTTTTAATAGTTTAAAGTTTTTTTCCATTGCTTTGTAGCTTTTGAATATAAAGTGCGGCATCCATTAATTCTTCTTTAAGGTGCTGCAAAAAATCATCTTTGTTATTGTCTTGTAGTGTTGTTTTGTATTTGTCTATGCCCACACAACTTCTTATATCAAATTCGCGTTTTAGGTCTTCAACTATTTTATCTTTCATGTTGTTCTTAATTTTAATAGGTGATAGCATTCAGCGTATTTTTGCCTTGCCTTGCCTTTGTATTTTTGTTTAAATAATTCGTAGATCTTTTTGGTGTATTGATATTTTGTGTCACAATCTTTTAAATATTTCTTTGCGAATACGCGGCCACGCCCCTTAAACATGTTGACATTATCGGCGGTGTCCCCAACAATCATTTGTTCGTAAAAATTATACATTGCTTCATCTTCGGAAATATCAAGTATTTCTTTTTTTGAGTAGAAATAATTATAAATCAAAGCCGGAAATTGTCGGTAGTCTTTATCAATTGAGCAAATCATAACCTCATCACGGCCTATGTCATCAGAAATTTTTTTCCAATACCTAGCAACTATATCATCAGTTTCAATACCATACCCCCATATACTATCATAGTAATCTTTAACGTACTGGTGCATTTCATTTAGTAGTGGTGGTAATTCTTGTTTTTTTCTATTGGCCTTATATGTTGGTGTTATAAGTTTTCTGAAATTTCCCTTTGAACCACTAAATGTCAAAACTTTGTCGATTGGCATTTTATCTTCAAGGTCATTAATTATTTTCATATAGGATTGGTCGAATTTATTTCTTGCATCTTCTATGTCTTTATAGTAAAGGTCATCATCTGGGTTTTCTCTTTTACGATAGCAACTTGCAAAAATTAAACTATCGGCATCTATTAATAAAATCATATTTGTGTTTTGTTTATACTATGTCTACCATTTTTTTTATGAAAATTATAGTTTTTTATCCATTTTAATTTCAACGTCTTAAATTTTAAAATTTCTTTGGTTTCTTGCGTACTATATGCTTCGTCTCTTAAAACCCAATAATTGTTTAAGTCTCTAAAATTTGACCAAGTATTAATACACCAATCTTTTGTTTCGTTTATAGTTTCGTTTATTACTTTTTCTAAACTTGATAATTTTTTGTTTTTATTGAATTTCATGATAAAGCTTCCTTAATCATTTCAAGGTGCATTTCTTGCATCTTCTTTTGTTCTTTGGTTACCATTCTTATAATTGATGGTAAGTCCTTGTAAAGTTGGTCAATGTCCATTACAAGGGTTTTTTCGTCATTATCATAATATATATATAATTCACCATCATTACAATATAATGTTTCTGTTTCACCTACATAAGTATGTGTTCTTGCATGTTGCAATTCTTCTTCAAGCCTTACAATTTTTTCTTCCAATTCTTTTATTCTGTTATCGTGTCCCATTTGTCTATTGTTATATTAAGTTTTAAATAATTCTTTTTACCGGGTTTTATTTGGTAATTAATTTGAACATCGGTTATTTCACTATCTTGGGTAGTGTGATATTCAATTTGTTTTTTTAGTTTTTCCCAAGCCGTTTCGTTTACTTCCATAGAAAAAAGGGGTAATTAAACCCCTAAGTTTTTAGTTATTATTTCAGGCAAACCATCTGAATTTGTTATTATTTCAATTCCATCAGGTAGTTGGTTTTCTTCCCAAGCATCAGAATATTTACTGATTAAATCTAATCTTTGCCTACCGGTTAAATCTTCATTTTCAATGCTTTTTATGTAAGCCATTGTTTCAATTCCTTTTTTACTAAATTTCATTTCTGTTTTGTTTTGATTAATATAAATACAATATACATAAATTATAGTTATTCACAAAACTATTAACAACTTAATCAGGTGAAATGTTTATATTTATTCTAACCGCTTGGTTTTCTTTAAGCAAGTATACATCTTTGTGTAATCTTTTTTTTGTGTATACGCTTGTATCTGGGCAATACTTTTTGACCGGCTTTGGCATTTCTAAAGTATCAAGCCAATACATAAAATTGCCTTTAGGATCGTTGACAAAGAAAATCTTTACTATGTCTTTATCTAGTGCCATAAGTGTTTCATATTTATCACTTTCAAGCATTTTGTCTTCATAGTATTTTTTTCTGAATTTCATTTCAATAACACAATCTTTGCCCTTTGGGGTTTTACCAATGGCATCATACGTTTTATTTCCAGTACCACAATGTTGTAAGTCCCAACCATCAAGGTTAAGAAGAAACACAACCGCTTTTTCCCAATCATTTATTGTTTTAATTTCCATTGTCCCAGATTATATTTAAGTCTTTAATCCAACCTTTAATTGTCTTAGGTGAACAAGTACATGGCTTATAAAAGCGATGCTTATAATATTCACTATGAAGCTTACATATTAATTCATATTCTATTGTGCTTAAAGTTGTTTTTGGGTTTGACCTAAAATCACTCCAAATTTCAAAATCTTCTTTACTAAATTTTACCATCTTTGAATTTTTATTTTGTTTAACTTTTTTCTTCTTTTATTGCAATTACATTTAGTACCCCAATGTTCATTGTATCGGTTAACTAAATATTTAATTCCGGTATACTTTGTAATGTAATGTATCATATTTCCTAGTTTCATGTTTTTAAATTTTCGCGTTTATTATAATATGCTTTTGTATATCCAAACATTTTGCAACCCCATTCACTTATTTCATCATAACTGCAAGTGTAAAATTCGGCGGTGGTTTTATCTGTTATATAAATAAACCAATAACAATCTACTTTAGTTTTACCTTTTGTATGTGATAATTCATTTACTAATACATGTGCGCCGTTAAAATGTTCGGTTGTTTTTATGTCAATTCTGCTTTTGCTTGTTTTTAAATCAGCATCATGTGTTGGTGTTTTTGAAACTAAGTCGACCATTTCAAATTCTATGTCATTATTGGTCAAATAGTCTAATGCTATTAATTCGCCAAGCACTCCAATTGTATCGACATGTTTTTGCTTTACACCCCTATTGTGTGTTTTCTTTTTATATTTTTCTTTATTAAGAATAGCCCTAGCATTACCAATTTCTTCGGCGATTTTCCAAAATGACTTAGGGAAATTATACTCTATCATAATAATTTTTTTAGCTTTTTCTTTACCTTTTGATATGTGTTATATAAAGAATAGTATTGTATTTTACTTTTTCTTGAAAATTCGGCGATACTTTCATCACCTGAATTTATTATTTCAAATACTTTACGGTCATACCAAAACATTTGTGATAATTCTTTTTGTACTTTATCATAAGGTTCTTGGTAGTTTACATCGTTGATAGATAATTGTACGTTTTCTATTGATACCAGATTTATGTTTTTACCCTTTCGCTTATAATCATAAAACAATGTTCTTAGCGTTTTGAAAATATAATAGTAGTTTATTTCTTTTTCATTGTACATTATATCTAAGCCTTTTTTTTCTATTAAAAGCATTATTTTAATATACATTTCTTGTGTAAGATCTTCGGCTAATTCTTTTTTGCAACCAAAAGACATACAGATTTGCACCCAGTCTTTATGTTTTTTTGCAATTAGTTTCATTGTTTCTTGTATCATATCATTTTAAAGGGTCATATAAATTATTAACTATTGTGGGCAAACCTTTTTCATTTACTTCAAAGCTGAATGTGTCAAAAGCATACCCACGACTTCGCCCACATTTAACTGATGTATAACCTTTGTTTACATTATTTTCTTCTAAAACTATTGTAGTTTCAGATTTTTTTTCAAGTGCCGAACCTAGGTGGCCGGTTCCAAGTTTTGCGCTTCCAAAGTTTTGGTGAATTACATTTATGATATGGCAATTATTTTGTTGTGAAATTCGCATCAAGGCACTCACTAAACTATTGCAAGATTTTATGTCGTTAACATCATTACACATATCGGCCACACCATCTAGGATGACCAAGGATGGTTCCTTTATGTTTTCCCTTAAATAGTATTCAAGAAATTTTAATCTATCAACATAGCTTATTGTACGCAATGCAAAAGTATTGTATTTGTCTTTTGGAATTTTAGAGTCCATTTGTAAAGGCCTTTGGAAAACCCGGCTTGCATGATAATTCGATTGCTCTGTATCAATATGAATTAAACTTCCATTACCCCTATGCCCTTTTATCTGGCCACCATAAATATTTGAACCGCTTAAATATGTACTTGCTAATAAGCTGCAAAAAAAACTTTTACGGGTTTTTGGGGGGGCGGTGATTGTACTGATGTTGCCATAAGTGCAAATTCCGATTGGTACTATTGTATCACCTTTATCAGAATGTATTACTTTTTCACCATAGCTTATTGCCGTAGGTGGGTAGTCTATTTTTTTTTCAATGTCAATGAAACAAGTATCTGCGATAAATTCCATTAGCATATTTTCTTCTGTTTGTTTTTCCGTCATTCGTTAAATGTATAAAAAAAAGGTGC